GCCCTGAACCCATGGAAGGGACGCCATCGTGGCTACCGTTTCGGGGCAGGGAACGACGTTCAACCTGCCCAACTACGTCGGCGAACTGTTCTCCACCTCACCGCAGGACACCCCGTTCCTGTCCTCGATCGGCGGCCTGTCCGGCGGAGAGGCCGTCACCTCCACCCTGTTCCAGTGGCAGGGCTACGACCTGCGGGCGGCCGCCGACAACCGGCAGCGCCTGGAGGGCGCGAACGCCCCCGCCGCCGAGGCCCGGGTGCGGTTCAACGTCTCCAACGTGGCGGAGATCCACCAGGAGGCCATCGAGATCTCCTACACCAAGCTCGCGGCCACGGGGCAGTTCAACTCCACCGGCTCCGCCAACCCCGGCAGCGTCGGCATCGCCGGCGTCAACCCGGTGATGGACGAGTACGAGTGGCAGGTGCGTCAGGCGCTCATCCAGATCGCCCGGGACGTCGAGAAGACGTTCATCACCGGCACGTTCCAGAACCCGGCCGACAACCTCACCCCGCGCAAGACGCGCGGCATTCTCGCCGCGATCACCACGAACGTGATCGCCAACGCCCCCGCTGCCGCGCTGACCAAGGACATGATCCTGGACCTGCTGCAGATGGTCTGGGAGAACGGCGGCATCCAGCAGTCGGGCACCGCGGCCATCATGTGCAACGGCTTCCAGAAGCGGATGCTGACGCAGATCTTCGTCACCGACGCCAACTACCAGGAGCAGACCCGGAACATCGGTGGCGTCTCCGTGACGACGATCATCACCGACTTCGGTGAGCTGAACGTCATGCTCAACCGCTACATGCCCGCCGACCAGGTCGCGGTCGTCTCGCTGGAGCAGTGCGCGCCCCGCTTCCTCCTCGTGCCCGGCAAGGGATTCCTGTTCGTCGAGCCGCTGGCCACGACCGGCTCCGCGAAGAAGGCGCAGATCTACGGCGAGATCGGCCTGAAGTACGGCAACGAGATGAGCCACGGCAAGATCACCGGCCTTCTCACGACCTGATCCAAGGAGACAACGTGACCACGCTGCGCTGTGAGCGCTACCCGCACATCCTCGTCGCCACCGCCCACGGCAAGGTGCAGTTCGCCGACGGGCTCGCCGAGGTGACCGACGAGCAAGCCGAGGTCCTCCTGGCCATGCCGGAGGAATACGGCATCACCCTCGTCGCCCCCGACGAGGACCAGGACGACGACGAGCCCACGGCCGGCGGGGGCGAGGACCCGACGCAACCCGCCCCGGAAGACACCCCGCCCACGGAGCCCGCCGCACCGTCGGAACCGGTGCCGCCCGCACCGGCGCCCGAGCCCACGCCGCAGGCCGAACGGCCGCCGCAGAGCGCGCCCAAGGCCGACTGGGTGGCCTTCGCCGACACCCAGGACCCGGCGGACCACAGCTCCATGACCAAGCAGGAGCTGATCGAACAGTACGGGGGGTGAGCCATGGCGGACCTGGCAACCACCGCCGACGTCGAGGCCCGCCTGGGCCGCCCGCTCACCGACGAGGAGGCCGCCCGCGTACCGGCCCTGCTGGCGGACGCTTCCGCGCTCGTGCGGGAGTTCAGCGGACAGACGCTGTCCGCGGTCGCCGGGGACACCATCATCCTGCGCCCGGTCGGCTCGCTGCTGCGGCTGCCGCAGCGGCCCGTGACCGCGGTCACCTCCGTGTCTGCCGTCGGCCCGGACGGCAGCACGGTCGGCGCACTGTCGGGCTGGGTGTGGGACGGCCGCGACAAGATCGACCTGTCCTGTGTGAGCCCGGCGGGATCGTGGCCGCTCAGCTGGAGCGGGCCGCTGCCAGACACGTATCAGGTGATCTACGACCACGGCTACAACCCGGTGCCGCACATCGTGATGAGCACGGTGTGCGCGATGGTGCTGCGCACGCTGCTGTCGCCGTCGATGACGCCGGGCATGGTCGCCGAGCGGATCGGCTCGTACAACTACCAGCTGCAGCAGGGCAGCGGGGCGACCGGGGCGACGGTCGTGATGACCGATGACGACGAGAAGAGCCTGCGCCGCTACGGGCCGCGCAGGTTCGGCACGATCCAGGTGGAGGCGGGATGAGCACGCCCGTGTCGCTGCCCGTGTTCCTGCGCGTCGGCAGCGACGAGGAGGACATCGAGGTCGGCACGCTGCAGGCCCACAGCGTGCGCGAGGCACAGGCCGCCATGCCCCGGCTGCTGCGCGAGCTCGCCGACGACTTCGAGCAGAGGTGCCCGTGACCACCCCCGCCGAAGAGCCCCTCCCCGAGCAGGACGGGGGCGTGCCGGAGATCGCGCCGGAGCCGGTGGCCGATCTGGTCCAGGCCGAGGAACAGACCTGGCAGCGGGGGACGGTGGCATGACGAGCGCCCAGGTGTCCGACAGGCTGCTGCCCCACGACGTCGTGATCGTCGCGCCCGCGGTGTCGACGGACGGCTACAACAACACCGTCTACGACTACGGGCCGGCCGCCACCCGCACGACCGTGAAGGCGTGGATGCAGCAGGACCAGCGCGCCCAAGTAGCCGCACAGGGCGCTGATCCGCTGCAGCAGAAGTGGCTGATGGTCACCAACCACAGCCCCGTACCGCGCCGTTCCCGGATCGAGTGGGCCGGCCACCCCGAAGGCCCGGTCGTCTTCGAGCTGGACGGCCGCGCCGATCCCGCCTACAACCCGCTCGCCATGGCCGCGGCCGCGACGAGCAGCCCTCACCACACCGAACTGGCCCTGAAGATCGTGGATGGGTGATGCACATGGCTCGCTTCGTCGAGCGGTTCCGGATCAACTCGCGCGGCGCGGCCGCACTGCTGAAGTCGGAGGGAGTGCGCGCGGACCTGGAGCGGCGGGCCCGCGCGGTCCTGGACCAGGCGGGCCCCCAGTTCGAACAGGCCCTGGCCGACTCCGGCACCGCCGAGCCGGTGCGCCTGGTCGCCGACTCCTACACCGGCCGCTCCCGCGCCGGCGCCACCGCGATCGCCGTCCACCCGCACTCCCTGCAGGTGGAGCAGGAGCACGGCTACTTCCGCGCCGCGATGAGCGCGGCCGCCGACTAACCCTGTAAGGAGGCGGTCGTGCCCCTGCAGAAAGGCCCCGAGCCGACGCCGGCGTTCCGGGTGCGCTGGCAGCAGTTCTCCGGCACCACCGCGTGGCGGGAGGTCCTCGACGCACCCCGTGTCGAGGAGGGCTGCCTGATCCTCAAGCCGTCGCCCGGGCGGCTGACATGGGTGCCCCTGCACACCATCACGGGCCCCATCGACGTCGAGGGGATCTGACCGTGTCGTGGCCCGACGCCAACCAGCTGCTCATCACCTACCTCACCCCGATCGTTGCCCCCGTCGGCGTGGTCGCCCGCGTCCCCGACCCGCGCCCCGAGACGTTCGTCCAGGTGCGCCGGGTGGGCGGGGCGGCTCTCGTCCCGGTGCGGGACACCGCGCGCCTGGACGTGTGGTGCTGGGCGCCCACCGACCAGGCCGCCATGGACCTGGCCCGGGCCGTGCGCACGGCCGTGTGGGCGCTGTCCGGGACGGCCCTGCTCGGACCGGTGTGTTACCGGGTGCAGGAGTTCCTCGGGCCGCGTCTGGACGACGACCCTGTCACCGGCAGCCCGCGTGTGTGGGCCACCTACGCGCTGGACCTGCGCGCCAACGACGCGATCCAGCCCGCTCCTTGACCATCGTCACCCGGTGATGTCCGCGCGCCCGGGTACCCCCATCCCTTCGCGAAGGAGATCACCATGGCCCTTGTCGCCAGCGAAGTCCGGGTCGGCATCACCGGGGAGCTGTTCTCCGCGCCGCCCGGCACCACTCTGCCCACCGACGCCGCCACCGCGCTGGCCGCGGCCTACATCGGGCACGGCTACGTGTCCGAGGACGGCGTCACCGAGAACTGGGACGACTCGGTCGACAACATCGTCGCCTGGCAGGGCGCGACCACCGTGCGCGCCGTGCGCACCGAGTCCACCCTGACCATCGCCTGCACCCTCATCCAGACCCGCGGGTCGAACCTGGAACTCTTCTATCCGGGCAGCCAGGTGGTGGCGAACACCACCGAGTGGAAGATCGAGGTCAAGCCGCCCACCTCGGACAAGCGGATCTTCGTCCTCAACGTCGTCGACGGCACCGACCTGATCCGCATCGTCCTGGGCAACGCCGAGCTCACCGAGCGCGGCGAGGTCCCGTACCAGAACGGCGACGCCGTGATGTACCCGGTGACGATCACCGCCTACCCGGACGCCAACGGCAACCTGATGGTCAAGTACTCCAACTCCGCGGCCTGGGGAATCCTCGCCTGATCTCGTCCCGGGAGCGTCTCGCGCGGAGCGCCCCCGGGACGACCCTGCGTCCGCGCGCACAGTTAAGGAGATCCGCGCATGGCGTTCGACGCCCGCAAGGTCGCCGGCGAACTGGCCCGCGAGCCGTTTGAGTTCACCGGCATGGACGGCCGTACCTACACGCTGCCCAACATCAACACCCTGACCGGCGCGCAGGCCCGCCGTTTCATGGCCGGCGACGAGTCCGTGATCGAAGAGGTCGCCAACCCCGCCGCCGTCGCGGCGCTCGACGCGATGCCGCTCAACGTCCAGGAGCAGCTGGCCCGGGCCTGGATCAGCTACAGCGGCGAGTCGGGAAAAGGGGCCTCGCCGTCCTCACGTCCCCGCAGGCGTCGGAGGCGCTGAGCATCGACCTGATGCTGCACGGCACCGCCTTCGAGCTCGGTGCGCTGAGCGTCGGCCGCGTCTCCGGCCTGCACGAGGCCCTGCGCAATGACCCGGCCAGCGTCACCGCCCGCACGGCGGGCGGCGACGGCCACACACTCGCCGAGCACCTGCACTACCTCGTCGTCGACGAACTGCGCACGGCGAACTGGCAGCGCACCAAGGACGGCCAGAAGGGCCGCAACAAGCCCGACCCGCTCAGCCCGCTGAAGAAGAAACCGGGCCTGCGCACCGGCCGCACCGACCGCGATCCGGCCGACGTCATGCAGCTGCTCAAGCGTGTAGGAGCAGCACCCACAGCTGAATAGAGGGGGTGCCCCGATGGCGTCCGGATCCGGTGAGGAAGTAGGCGTTGCCTACGTCCGGCTCGTGCCCTCCATGCGAGGGTTCGGGCCCGAGGCCCAGCGGGCGTTGAACGACGCCTCCAGCGGCCCGGCCAACTCGGCCGGCCAGGAAGCCGGCGGACGTTTCGCGGGCGCCTTCAAGGGCGCCCTCGCCGGTGGCGCGGCCCTCGCCGTCACCGGCCTGGTCGCCGCCGTCGGAGAGGCCCTCGACCAGGGCAAGATCGTCGCCAAGCTGCGGGCCCAGCTCGGCGCGACCCCGGCCGAGGCGAAGAAGTACGGGCAGCTCGCCGGCCAGCTGTACGCGGGTGCGATCGTCGAGGACTTCCAGCAGGGCGCCGACACCATCCGCGCGGTGATGTCCTCCGGCCTGGTGCCGCCGAACGCCACCAACGCACAGATCAAGTCGATCGCCACCAACGTGGCCGATCTCGCCAACACGTTCGATCTTGACCTGTCGGCGGCAGCGAACGCCGCCGGCAGCATGATGAAGAACGGCATGGCGAAGGACGGCGGCGAGGCCCTCGACCTGCTCACCAAGGGCATGACCGGCCTCGGACCGGCCAGCGAGGATCTCCTGGAGACCGTCACCGAGTACGGCCCGGTCTTTAAGTCCGCGGGCATCTCCGGCCAGACCGCGATGGGCCTGATCCGCCAGGCCGTGCAGGGCGGCTGGGTCAAGGACACCGACAAGATCGGCGACGCGTTCAAAGAGCTCAACCTACGGGCCACCGAAGGCAGCAAGGGGGTCCAGCAAGCCTTCAAGCAGCTCGGCCTGGACGCCAAGGCGACCGGCGACGACATCGCCGCCGGCGGCGCCCGGGGCGAGAAAGCGATGGGCCAGGTCCTCGACCGGCTGCGCGACCTCGGCCCGAACACCCAGGAGGCCAAGCAGATCGTCTCCACCCTGTTCGGCGGCCCCGGCGAGGACCTCGGCGCGGCCCTGTTCGCCCTCGACGTGGGCAAGGCGTCCAAGGCGATGGGCGGCGCGGCGGGCGCGGCCGACGACCTCGGCGACAGCATGCGCGACAACGCCGCGACGAAGATCGAGATCTTCAAGCGGACGCTGGAGCAGGACGTTGTCGGGTTCCTCGGCAACACCGTCATCCCCGCCATCACCGACTTCACCTCGACCGTTCGTGACGAGTTCGGCGGCCTGTGGGAGGACGCCGGCAAGGGCGGCAAGCAGGGCGCCGACCGGTTCATCTCCTTCTTCCAGATCCTCGGCCAGCGCCTGGTCGCCAAGGCCAAGGAGCTCGCGCCGAAGGCGTTCGAGGCCCTGCAGGGCTTCGGGCAGACGGTCGCCGACTACGTCATGCAGAACCCGGAGAAGGTCTTCAAGATCGCCGCGATCGCGGCGGGCCTGATCTTCGTGATCTCCAAGCTTCCCATCCTGGTCGCCGGGGCCCTCGGCGCCGCGGCCGTGACGATGATGGCTGGGTTCGTCTCCCGGATGGCGTCCGCGCTGAACGACAACCTCCCGAGGTGGTGGGCGTCGTTCACCGGCTGGATCGGGCAGAAGGCCGGCCAGATCGGCACGATGTTCTCCGTCGTCGGCACCGCGATCGGCCACTGGTTCGCCGGGCTGTGGAGCCAGTACGTTGCCGGGCCCGTCAGCCGCCAGTGGAACAGCTTCATCACCACCGTGCGCACTCTCCCGGGCCGCACCCTGGCGGCCCTGGCCGCGCTCGGCAGCACCCTGGCGAACGCCGCCTCGCGGGCCTGGCAGCGGTTCAAGGACGCGTCCGTGCAAAAGGTCGTCTCCTACATCTCCTACGTACGCGGCCTCCCCGGCCGTGCGAAGTCCGCACTCGGCAACGTCGGCAGCATCCTGCGCAGCGCCGGCGCGAGCCTCATCCAGGGCTTCATCAACGGCATCATGTCCAAGCTCAGCGCCGTGAAGAACGCGGCCGGCAACATCGTGTCCGCGGCCCGCGACTACTTCCCGTTCTCCCCGGCGAAGGAAGGCCCCTTCTCCGGACGCGGCTACACCCTGTACTCCGGCCGCGCCCTGATCGAGGACTTCCAGACCGGCATCGCCGACCAGATCCCGGGCCTGCAATCACAGCTGGAGCAGCTGCCCGGCATCGGCCTGGAACAGCAGGCCCTCACGACGACCAGCACCCGCAGCGCCGCCGCGGCGACGGCGCCCACGGTGGTCCTCGACGCGCACGGCATGCCCCGCGCGCTCGTGGAATGGCTGCGAGGCGCCATCCGTACCGAGGCCGGCGGCTCGGCCGAGCGGTTCTTCAAGGCCGCCGCGTAAGGAGGTTGACCCACTGTGGCTTTCCCCGATGACCGTCTGCGGCACCGGCTGCAGGCCGCGTTCGGTGCGGACGCGGACGCCTCGCCGACGACCTGGACGTGGACCGACATCACCGCGGCGCTGAACGACCAGAAGATCACCATCACCCGCGGCCAGGCCAACGAGTCCGCCGAGCCCGCCCCCACCTCCATCAGCCTCGTCCTGGACAACGTGAGCGGGGACTTCACCCCCGACAACCCGCTCGGCGCCCACTACCCGGACATCGACATGGGCGTGCCGCTGCGGTACGCCGTCGACGGCGCAACCACCCACCTCGCCCTCGACGGCACCGGCTCCGCCACCACACCTGACACCGCGGCGCTGGACATCACCGGCGACCTCGACGTCCGGGTGGAGGCCACCCTGGACAACTGGTACCCCACCGGCACCCTGACCGGGCTGGCCGGCAAGTACACCACCACCGGCAACCAGCGGTCCTGGACGTTCTACGTGCAGGACGGGCGGCTGAAGCTCTCCTGGTCCGTCGACGGCACCAACACCAACGGCTGGACCTTCACCTCGGCCCAGTTCGTCATCCCCCCGTCCGGGCGGCTCGCCGTCCGCGCGACCCTCGACGTCGACAACGGCGCCGGCTCCTTCGCCGTCACCTTCTACACCGCGCCCTCGATCGCGGGCCCGTGGGCGCAGCTCGGCACCGTCGGCACGGCCACGGGGACGACGTCCATCTACAACAGCACCTCCCCCCTGGCCATCGGCCCCGCCGTCCTCCCAGTAGTCGCCGGGTTCGAGAACGCCATGGGCCAGGTCCACGCCGTGGAGGTCCGCAACGGCATTGATGGCAGCGCGGTCGCCAACCCGGTCTTCTCGGCCGTGGCGGAGGGCGCCACGGTGTTCAACGACGCCGCGGGCCGCACCTGGACCCTGGCCGGGGACGCCGCGATCGCCCCGTGGCAGAAGCGGTTCGCCGGGAACGCCGACAGCTGGGAACCCCTCTGGCCGTGGGGCGACCTGTCCGACGAGGCCGCCGACTACGAGGGCGAATCACAGGTCACGGTGACCGCCTCCGGCATCCTGCGCCGCCTCGGCCAGGGCCAGCAGCCCCTGTACTCGGCGATGCGCCGCGAGCTGGAGAACCCCACCCGCACGGGCATCGTTGCCTACTGGCCGTGCGAGGACGGCCAGGACGCCACCCAGCTCGCCTCCGCGATCGCCGGGCACCCCGCCCTGCAGATCAGCGGCGACAGCGAGACCGCCTCCTACACCGACTGGGCCGCCTCCGACGCGCTCCCCGTCATGCGTGCCGGCAGCCTGACCGCGACCGTGCCCACCTACACGCCCACCGACGACGCCTCCCTGCGGTTCTTCATGAACGTCAGCGGGGTCGCCGCAGAAACCCATCTGTTCAGCCTGCACACCGCCGGCACCGCCGAGGAATGGCGCGTCACCGTCAACAACACCGGCAGCCTGCGCCTGCGGGTGTTCGACCGCGACGGCACGCAGCTGCACGACACCGGGTTCATCACCTACAACGTCACCGGACGCCGACTGTCCATAGGATTCGAGCTCTCCCGCAGCGGATCCAACGTCAACTGGGCGCTGTACGGGTTCGACATCAGCGCCTCCACGCTGGGCGCGATCGTCAGCATCGGATCGTCCAGCGGCACACTGAACGCCCAGACCGCGGGCCGGATCACCCGCATCCGCGTCGGCGCCGACAAGGGTCTGGCCGACACCGCCATCGGGCACATCTCGCTGGCCAACTCCCTCACCGCCTACGCCAACACCGGCAGCGCGATGGTCGGCTGGAGCGGGGAGACGGCCGCCGACCGCGTGTGGCGGCTGTGCCGCGAAGAGGGCGTGCCGTTCATCCTGCACGGCACCACGGCCGACACCGAACAGGTCGGCCCGCAGCGGCCCGGCGAGTTCGTGGCGCTGCTCACCGAGTGCGCCGCCGTCGACGGCGGGATCCTGGGCGAACAGCGCGCCGCCTTCGGCCTGGCCTACCGCACCAGGGTCAGCCTGTACAACCAGGAACCGGCCGTCGTCCTGCACGCCCGGGCCAACGAGATCACCAGCCCCTTCGCCCCGGTCCTCGACGACCAGCGGCTGCGCAACGCGATCACCGTCAGCCGGGACGGCGGATCGTCCGCCACCGTGGCCGATACGGCGTCCATCACCAAGCGGCGCCGCTACACCGACGCGCCCACGGTCAACGCCTACAGCGACGACCGGCTGCCGCAGCTCGCCTCGTGGCGGCTGCACCTGGGCACCTGGCCCGGCATGCGCTACCCGTCCGTCTCCCTCGACCTCGCCGAGGCCCCCCACCTGATCACTACGTGGCTGGGCATGGACTACGGCGTGCGCCTGCAGGTCACCGACCTGCCCCCGCAGCATCCGACCGACCTCGTCGACCTGCTGCTGCAGGGCTACAGCGAGACCATCTCCCCGACCCGCTGGAGCGTGCAGGCCAACACCACCCCCGCCGGCCCGTACACCGTCGGCGCCACCGCCACCTACGAGGACTTCGAGGACACCACCCTCGAAGTCACCGCCGTCAACGGCGGCAACGCCGCATGGGCCCGCAGCACCGCGCACTTCAACACCGGCTCCTGGTCCCTGCGGTCGGGGGCGATCGGCAACAACCAGACGTCCGACTGGGTGGTGTCGATCCCGCCGGGGTCGACGGAGATGCGCGTCTGGTACTGGACGAGCAGCGAGGCCGCCGGCCCCGGCTACGAGGGCGACCGCCTGGTCGTCCTCGTCGACGGCGTGCAGGTGCTGCGCGCACAGGGCACCACCCCGTGGACGCAGGTCATCGTCGACGTCACCGGCAAGAGCCAGGTGATCTTCCGGTACGCCAAGGACAACAGCACCGCGGTGGGTGAAGACGCCGTCCACATCGACGACCTGTCCTTCACCGGCATCGCCCCCGTCCGTGTCGACACGGACGGCTCCGAACTTGCCTCCGGCGTCACCGCCACAGCAACCAGCCTCTCCGTGACGGTCACCGACGGCCCGCTATGGATCACCAGCGCGGCCTACCCGCAGGAGTTCCCGTTCGACGCCGCCCTGGGCGGGGAGCGCATCCGCGTCACCGCCATCAGCGGCACCACGTCACCACAGACCTGGACCGTGATCCGCAGCGCCAACGGCATCGTCAAACCGCACGACGCGAACACGGCCGTGCGGCTCGCCGATCCCATGATCACCGCTCTCTGAGGGAAGGACCAGCATGGCCCAGTACCCCACCATCCCCGCAGGAAAGACGGTCACCGCGGGACTGTTGATGTCGATGCTGCCGATCTCCGCAGCCAAGGCCTCCTCGACGAGCCGCGCGTCCACAAGCACGGTGACAGCCGACCCAGAGCTGCAGGTGGCGGTGGCCGCGAACGCTCAGTACACGCTCGACGCCTACCTCCGGTACACGGGTGGCCAGACCGGTGACCTCAAGTGCAGGTTCACCACCCCGTCCGGCGCGAGCGGATCCTGGGGCGGCCGCGTGATGGGAACAGGTGCGACCCTGTCGACCGACGCCAGCGACTCGATCCGCGTCGCATTCAACGCCGACAAGGCGATCGGCTGCATCTCGACCACCGCCGGACAGGTCATCGTCGTCCGTGGACGCCTCATCACCGCCAGCAGCGGAACGTTCTCCTTCGACTGGGCCCAGAACGTCTCGGACGCGACCGCCACGGTGATCGAGGCCGACAGCTGGTTCATGCTCACACGCATCGCATAAGGAGAGAGCGCATGGCATTGGTCTCACCAGCCCTGTACAGCATCCAGTACGACGGCACCAACGGCGCCCAAGTGGCCGCACACCTGAACATCGCGACCTTCGTCTCC